AGTTAAATACAATAAAGACAGATCAAATACCTACCATGGCTACTGATGGGTATACTCTACTCTACAACGATAAATTTGTGGATGAGATAACCCAGAAGCAGCTGGAAGGTGTTATCTGTCATGAGGTGGAACACGTACTGAAGCAACACCACCTCCGGCAGGGTGATAGAGATCCTACCAAGTGGAACTACGCTTGTGACTATAATATAAACCCGAGACTGGAAGAAGCGGGTTACGAGCTACCTCCTGGAGGTCTAAGCGATCCGAGATACGCTAATAAAAGCGCAGAAGAAATCTACTCTATCATACCCGACCCACCCAAAGATAATAGCGACCAATGGGGGCTGGTAATAGCTCCCAAGGGTACCGGTCCTGACGGGGAACCAACGCCAGCAGAAAAAGAACAAATGACTATGGACGCGGAACAAAAGCTTGTACGTGCCATAGAAAACGCTGAGGGTATTGGTGACGTCCCTGGATGGGCCAAAGAGAAGATAAAGAAAATAAGAAAGCCCAAGGTTGATTGGCGATCAGTCTTACGTTCCACAATAGTAAGTATGGGACAAGAGGACTTCACTTACAGTCGACCCAACCGAAAACACTTTGCTGATGACATATACCTACCCAGTATGGTGGGTAACAGAGCAGGTAAGTGGGTATGGGCCAACGATACTTCAGGCAGCATGTATACTGAGGTGTTTGAGTTTGCTCTGGGAGAGATCAAAGCTCTTCGAGAAGAAATCAAACCAGAACAACTAGTTATAATAGATGCTGACACTGATGTGACAGACGAGAAGATATTTGAGGAACATGACGACATAAGTGGTCTTGAAATAACAGGGCGAGGAGGTACTCAGGTTACTCCAGCCTTTGAGCACGTCAATAAGAACCATAAGGACGTACAGCTCATGATATACTTCACCGACCTGGAAGTATGTGATATACCTGAGAAAGAACCACTCTATCCTGTGATATGGTTGTGTCCAGGCGATGTAGACACTGTACCATGGGGTAAGTTAATCCATGTAAAAGGAGAGTAACATGAATATAATTCCACAACAATTAAACGTAATAGATAAGTCTACCGTAACCGAAAGTATGTGTGTAGCAAAAATAAAGAAACTAGGTTATGATGCTTGTATAACACATATGGGAGCTTATGACGTAGTAATGGATGTAAACGGTATTTTACTCAGGGTACAAGTTAAATCCAGCATAATAAAGAAGTCCGCTCCTGACAGACCAGGTTATGGTTATCACTTCTCTATTACCAGGGGCTCTAAGGTAAACAAAAGACGTTTAACCAGTATTGATTGTGATATTCTGGCTTTCGCAGCTTTCGAAAGAGAAAGAGTATTCTTTAAACATATCAGTGAACACAATGGAAATTACACTAAAAGATTTCCCAAAGAATACTTTGATGACCCTGATATCATGGGAATAGAAAGAGAGAGTTTAAATAAAGCCCTATTAATACACAAAAACTTATTGGAAGGAAAATAGTATGCATAAGAAAGGAGTTTACTTGGCGGGTAAAATGGAACAAGTCGCCACAAAAGAAATGAGAGAGTGGAGGTGGATCGCCACTCAATTCTTTACTAACCTGAATATTAAAACACTTGATCCAACAAGAAGAGTACCTCTCCATAGTCAGATAAAAGGTAATCTTGAAGACGAAAGGAAAACCTTGGATACCTGTAGGAGAGTATTCAAACTAGATCTGCAAGACATAGCCAACAGCACTGTTGTTCTGGCGGATGTGCGGCGTACCACTCTGGATAATGCACCCATAAATATAGGTACGGGTACTGCTATGGAAGTAATGTTTGCTCACACCAAGAATAAAATCATTATATGCTGGGCAAATAAGGAAGACCCTATACATCCCTTTATAGAGGCAATAGCAACAGAGAAACACTACACTTTAAATGATTCAATAGATGCTTGTGTGGAATACTTTGATGTAGCCACTTACAGAGATGTAAACAGCTGGACTTAGAAAGGAGTTTAGTATGGAAAATAGTTTTATTAGGATAACTGGTAACGATTTAGAACGTGAAGCTACTGACCTTGATCTAAAAATAGAGTGCTTCATAAAGTCCTTTGGTATACTACCCACTTACGGTCCTCTAATGAAGGATATTAACCGTATTTGTGATAAGTATATCCTGAAACAGTTAAGTCATCTCAAAACAATTAACGAAAAGGAGGATGCCATATCTAATCTGAAAGAAAATGGTAATTATAACTATTATAATACCGCAGCTAATTACGCTGATGGTATAAAGGAAAGTAAGAGTTTCAGGGATTATTTTACTGAACTGGTAGGGCCCCGGAATGTAGCCTATGATAAATCAATGAGCAAATTCTTTTCTGTAATGGTGATACGTAAACGTCTGCTTGATTGGTATAAGAACAACATACTACCAGCGGACCCTGCGCTATTCAACTCTAAGTATACTATGGATAAGTCTGCGGTAGCCCAGGACCTTATAGACGAAAAGACTTGGGAGACCCGCATAGTAGAACCGGGCGAGGAGATCGAGGTAGATGTAGATCCAGAGGCAGTTCATAGCTATTACTGGAAGTATATCATGCGGCTTAAACCTACCTGGGGTAGAGACGTACACGATAAGGGTATAGCAGTAACAGACGTGGCTGGTAAACATGTCATGGTCATGGATGCTGAACAGATACCTTACACAGGAGTACTGGGTGCGGACACCAACCTCTACTTAGTTAAGATTGGTTACTCACTTGTACCTCTTGACTTTAGTCTTCATAGCTATAATGGTCCTGCCCCAACAGAACAAGAAAAGCTAACCAAATTAAAATCCACTGTCCACATGGAAGAAAAGTACCTGATGACTACCAAGCTAACCGATGGTACACAGGTAACAGCAACAGGTAAGGACGACGAGTGGGCAGAGAGAACCCTGAAGAGCAGACTTAAGCGAACCATGCTTAAGACCATGAAAATATTATAGATCCCTTATAAGAGGAGGAGAACCTTATGACAGACTTTCACGGCAATTATCAAGAGTTAACTGCTGAGGAGAAAGACCTCATCATTAACCCTAAACACTACAAAATAATCCCACCAGGAAATTATCCTGAGGGTATAGAATACATAGGAATCTGTGAGCACGCCTTGTCTCACCTCAGTGGTATACAAGCACACCTTGTGGGACAGATTCTTAAGTATAGTCTGCGATGTGGTAAGAAAGATAACATCGTTCAAGATGCAGACAAAATAAAGTGGTACGCGGATTACCTCTCCAAAGTACTAAACGGAAACTCAGGCATTGTAAAAGGAGAATAATATGTCTAGAACAGTAATAATCAGAGACGTTGAATTTAATTGGCCATCCCTGGCTACACCTAAAGCACCTTTCGGTACTGAACAGTGGGAAGTACAGGTAGCCACCACCTCTAAAGAGAAGAAGAAAGAACTCGAGGATGTTGGTTGCAAAATGAGGGAGGCTGATGGTAAGTACGTAACCAATATCAAACGTAAGACCAAGAATAATAAGGGAGAACCTCTTGAGAGACCCAAAGTGATAGACAAGGATAAGGAAGAACTATCTGTGGAGACTATCAAAAGAATCGGTAACGGTTCTAAGGGTGCTATCAAGGTATTCTCTTATGAGTGGAATGTGAGTGGCAGAAGTGGTACAGCCTGTATGTTAAGTGAAGTACAAGTCACAGACCTCGTGGAATACACTGAAGGTGGTGAGGAGTTCTAATGGGAGAAATAATAGATATAAAGGACTTTAAACCGCTGGCTAAAAAGGACAGTAGAGAGAGCGACTTAGCTATGTTCTCTATACTGTACTTCACTGAGCACTTTGGAGAATTGCTGGCTCACCTCGAAGATGAGGTACGCTATGCCCTTATAATATCTGTTTATCGTTTCATGCTTGATGCAGAGAGTAATAAAGCTGTAGATATAACTAAGGAAGGTTTCTCCATAGACAACGAAGCCAGTGAAGAACTAAGAGAGAAGGTCTTTGGTGCAGTAGATTTCGATAAAGAAAAACTACACTAAGGATCATAAGAACGAACCATTCCTGTTCTCCCCGGGGATGGTTCACTTAACTTTTAAAGGAGCAGTAGATGTTTACCGTAGAGATGAATGATAAGACTTCAGATATAACTGTGGTATGTGATGAAAACCTTTATCCAGATCTCAAGATGATCATAGGTGACTACGAAGTTTTTATCAGCCAACATTGTGATGATACAGATACTTCTAACATAGTAAGAATAAGTAACAGAATGTTAGCTGAGATGTTATTGTCTATGGAACAAAAGACAGGTGTGTATAATACGGAGTTAAAGAAATGAGAGTCCCTGATAGTATACCCAGACTTGACGTTATAATACCTAAGACAAAAAAGTTTGAGGGCCAAGGTCACTGGCGTTCAAAGAAACCTATGGACCCTGATAAGTACTTTGGGTTCCTTTACTTCATACACAACCTACAGAACAACATGTACTACCTTGGTTGTAAACAATATAAGTCATGGGGAAGGAAGACTCGTAACAAACGTTACGGTAAGGAAATGACTTGGAGATCCTATACCGGTTCTTGTAAAGAGCTTAACGCAAGGATCAAAGAAGAACATCATGATTACTTCTGGTTTGTGGTAATCAGGGAATGCAAAACAAGAGGAGGACTATTCTACCAGGAAGCAAACCTTCAACATAAGCTTGATGTGCTCACCAAAAGAAAAGAAGGTGAACGGTTATTCTATAACGGTAATATAAGAGCCGTTAAGTTTATTCCAAAAGAATATTAAATGAAAGGAGGCCCGCAATGAAGCTAGTCATTGACATCGAGGCTAACGATTTATACCAAAAAGCAGATGATATTTTTATTATATCAACACTAAACGTGGATACAGGAAAGGTGACGTCCTTCAGTGATCACGACCCTACTTTACCTAGTCTTAATGACGCCTTCTCTTATCTGGAGAGAGCAGACTTACTGATAGGTCATAACGTAGTACGCTATGACTTACCTGTTATAGAGAAAATCCTGGGATGGACCTTCCCTCAGGAAGTTGCCTATGATACTATGATTATGAGCAAGTTAAATTGGTTTCCCCGTAAGACTACCTTTGGTAGACACTCCTTAAAAGCATGGGGTAACTTTCTGGGTACTCAAAAGGGGGACTTCAAAGACTTCAGTGAGTACTCCAATGAGATGAGAGAGTACTGTGAACAAGATCTGCAAGTAACCTACCAAGTATACCAAGTCCTTGAAAGAGAAAGGAAAAGTATAACCCGTGCCAGTGCTCAGAGGAAAGTGACCTATGAGGATGCTATTAAACTTGAGCATGACATCTCTTATTGGTCAGCAAAGCAGGTAGCCAACGGGTGGAAGGTAGATAAAGAGGGTCTATGGGCCCTCATCGAGAAGATAGGTGAGGAGATCATAGAGATTGAGAAGGAAGTTGAACCTGAACTGGGTGACATGGAGATACTCATAGATAAAGAACCTAAGACTCCACGTTATACTAAGAACGGTAACTACACTCAGGCTACTGCTCGTATGCTATCCGAGCTAACAGGAGACTACGTAGATATAAGTGATGCCCAAAGAGAATCACCTCCAATAGAACCTGGTGAAACATTTCAACGTAAACAAACGGTTAAGGCTCGCCTGGGCAATCAAGAACACCTTAAAGAGTTCTTATACAAGATAGGTTGGGTACCCGACGACTGGAATTGGAAGAAGATAGGTGGAGAGTTTGTGAAGGTATCGCCTAAGCTTACGACTAAATCTCTTACAGCGCTGGGAAAGATAGGTGAGTCTATTGATATGTACTTTACTCTCAGGGCCCGTAAGTCTATTCTGGAAGGGTGGTTAGACTCTATCGATACTGATGACAGACTATACGGTGATGTTATTGATCTGGGAGCTGCCAGCGGCAGACAGACCCACAAGATCATAGCTAACATACCAAGTCCCAAGGCAAAATATGGTAAAGAAATCAGGGAGTTAATGGAATCTGATGAAGACAAGATACTTATCAGTGCCGATGGTGCTTCCTATCAAGCTCGAATCATGGCTCACTTTGTTAAGGACGAAGAGTTTACCAGAGAGATCCTTGCAGGAGATATACACCAGAAAAATGCTGATGCCATAGGCTGCTCCAGAGATAAGGCTAAACCCTTCTTCTTTGCATGGGCCTTTGGTGCAGGCGGAGCTAAGCTCGGAAGAATCCTGGGTGTTAGTGCCAAGGAAGGAGCTAATGCTAAGGAGAAATTCCTGGCTCGATGGCCTCAACTGGCAGAACTGACTGCTAAAGTACAGGGAGCTGCTGAGAGGGGTTATATTAAAGGTATAGATGGAAGACGCCTTTATACTCCGGAGGCCTACAAAGCGTTTAACTATTTAATACAAGGTACGGAGGCCATTCTTATGAAGGCCACCATAGTAAAGATCAATGAAGACTTTCTCAGAGGTAAGGTAGAGGCTAATCAATTATTATTCTACCATGATGAATGCACCTGGGAGTTAAAGAAGAAAACCGATGTTGAGTATGCTACTTTAATGATAAAACATTGGTTCAAGGAGGCTCCTAAATTATACGGCGTAGATATAATGGAAGCAGGTGATATAAAGGCAGGTAATACCTACATGGAGGTACACTAAAATGGAACAAGCAGTACAGGACCAGTATACTAAACTACTGGGGGAGGCAGTCACAGACCGTTTCTCCCGTGATGAATACTTTATGAAACAATTCTACCCTAAGTATAGGACCCCAGGGTTCCAGGTGTACTGGATAAATGATGAGACCCATACCTCCCTTGATGATGGCTACGTAGGTGTGGCACCACTATCTCTTGCTAACATAATACAACGGTATGAAATAGAAACGTGGTATTTCCTTAAGATCGGTGATAAAGGAATAAATAGAGGTAACCTTATGCAAAAACTAGTTGCGAAGGGAGATAAAATATGTTATAATGTTCTTTACGCCAATTTAAAGAAAGAGAAAGCC